GCAAGGCAAGTATTATATTGTACATTTCAAAGAACTGTTTGCACTAGACGGTAAGCTATCAACGATTACCGAGAATGATATACAAAGACGTAACGCTATTGCCAATTTATTAGAAGAATGGGGCTTGCTAAAGATTGTAAACTATGATATAGTAGAACATAACATGGCACCAATTCATCAGATTAAGATCATTGCTTTCAAAGAAAAGGATGATTGGGAACTGATTGCTAAATACAATATAGGTAAAAAAGGTAAAGTAGATTAATGGTGATATATCATGAGCAAAGTGAAAAAGAATCCAGTGAAACTGATTAACAAGTATACCAAAGAAGAAGTGTATACTCGGGATTACGATGATGTGATCAAAGAAGGCTCTAATGAGTTTATCAAAGTGTTTAATCAAAGTAATCCACAAAGAACTTATCTTGTCAATCGGACAGCATTTTCGATTGCCAAGTAAGTCGTGATGCCTAATGGATCACGTTGCTTTTAACTTGCTTAAAAAGGAGAAAAAAATGACAGTAGGACGTATTGCTTTTGGACCTTTGTTCCATCAAACTCTTGGTTTTGAAAAGTTCATTCATGATGTTGAGAGCATTCTGAATGATACTAAACCTGTAACAAACTTTCCTCCACATAACATCATCAAACTTGATGATAATAAGTATGTGGTTGAACTTGCTGTTGCTGGTTTTGGTAAAGATGAAATTGATATTCAAGTGCAAGAAAATACCTTGACTATCAAAGGTGAGAAGGCCGAAGGCACACCAAATCTTGAATATCTACATCGTGGTATTGGCACTCGTTCTTTCACTAAAACAATCACTATTGCTGACACCATTGAAGTAAAAGGTGCAGAATACAAAGATGGTATTCTACGTGTTGGGTTAGAGAATATCGTACCTGAACATAAGAAACCACGCAAGATTGAAATTGGTAATGAACTAAAAACATTCCAGCCACAACTTTTACAAGAAGAAAAGAAGGCTGCGTAATAGAGTGGGGCGCAAGCCCCACTTGTTGAAAAAAGGTATATAATGGATAAAGACTTACGATCATATCTCAAAATCTATTCTGATTGGCTCACACCAGAAGTGTGTGAAGAGACTGTTGATGAACTTGAAAAAATAGAAGGACAGTTTCAGACACACGCTTTCTATGACTATCACAATGATAGCCACCATTCTTACAATAATGAATTGTCTGTCACATGGTCAAACGTGAGACACAAAGAATACATCATGAAAAGAATATGGGAGGGTCTACAAAGATATCATCAAGAACTTACAGCATGGGGTTGCACATGGTATTCTTCATGGCAAGGTTATACAGAAGTTCGTTTTAATCGTTATCGTGAAGATACAAACATGAAATTACATTGTGATCACATTCATTCAATGTTTGATGGGCAACGAAAAGGCATTCCAACATTGACTGTTCTTGGTGGTTTAAATAATGGATATGAAGGTGGTGATCTTGTATTTTGGGAAGATACTCATATAACTTTGAAATCCGGTGAGATAATGATATTCCCATCAAATTTTCTTTATCCACACAGAGTTGATATGGTGACAAAGGGTACACGATACTCATATGTTTCTTGGACATGGTAATGAAATCTAATTCAAATTTTAAAATGAATAAAGCATTGAAGATATCACTTTCTTCAATGTCGGGTGAGCGTAAGCGTGATTACAAACAAGAGATGATCAAAGCAATCATTGCTCCACGCATCGAATTCAAAAAGAAAGCAAAAGTAGAGACAACAGATGAATGACATATTGATGGTAAGTCACTTTCACAAGGACTTTCCATTCAATCATGATTCAAGTTGGATGAAAGCCGCTTTTGCTGGTGGCAGATATCCTTATGGATGGAATCCACCTGGACCCGGCAATTACGTCAACACTACACAGATGCATAGTATTCACGAATACATGCATTACTATTCTGGTTGCCATGAGGATGAGTTTCTTCGTGCAATGGGTCAACAAGCATCTGAATATTACCTGTGGAAGTATGGTCAAGCAGACTACATTGGGTGCACCACATATCGTCGGTACCTGAAGTTTGATGATGGACTTGAACCGAATGTCATCAAAGCAGGTATGGCACCGACAATTCAAAGTGCAAATTATCTTTCTTCCGATCAACAACGAGATGCAGCATTGACATTGTTGCAAACTCATGATATAATAACAAATAGACTGACACCTCTACCATGCTCAGTGATTGATCAATATTTACAGTCACAGCCGTCAGAGTATATCAATTTATTCTTAGATGGTATTGAACAATTGATGCCAGATTACCGAAGTAAGATGAGCTGGTGGCATGGTAATGAAGCAAGTTTTGAGACTTGCTATATGATGCGTAAGCAACTGTTCAAGAAGTATGTCAGTGAATTATTTGAACTATTAGAATATGTATGGAAAAATGCAAAAACAGCATATCCAAGAATGCCGACAACATCAGAACCACTGCCGTGGCGATATCCAGGCTTCTTGGGTGAAAGATTCTTGCCATTCTTTATATACGCAAATGATGTAAACGTGTTTCGGGTTCCGCTTGTGATTCTGGAGTAACCCGGAACGATTTTTCGACAAAACTCTTATATGCAAGTGAGTGCTTACTTCTAAATGAAAGAGAAATACGTAAAAGCCCATATGAAAGCAGCCAGCGTTTATGCTGAACTTTCTACCGCACAAAGATTACAGGTAGGATGTGTAATCGTCAAAGACAACACAATTATTGGTATCGGTTACAATGGTATGCCATCGGGCTGGAATAATATGTGTGAAGAAGTTGAATTCATTTTCAAAGATGAGTGTCATTACACAAATGAATGGCTGATAGAAAATGGTTTTACCGAAACCGCACATGGATGGACAAGATTGCGTTCCAAAGCAGAAGTGCTTCATGCTGAATCCAACGCTATTGCAAAAGTTTCTCGGTCAACAAACTCAAGTGATGGGGCATCAATGTTTATTACCCACGCACCATGCTTAGAATGTGCTAAAATGATATATCAGTCAGGAATCAAGGAGGTCTATTACAAGCACGATTATAGAAGTAGTGCCGGAATCAACTTTTTGAAACAGTGTGAAGTTAAAGTTAATAAATGTGAGGAGTAAATTATGAGCAATATTACAAAAGTGGCTAAGCAACTTGCTGAAGCAAATTCCAAACTTCCTAAAGCATACAAGTATGATCTTGTAATGCGTGATTTCGACAATAAAGTCGAACTAATCGGTCTTGTTGATGATCCAACATATGACATTGCTGACTTTCGTGGTCGTGAAATGTTGTTTCCTAAAAAATGGGTCACACTTGACGTTTATGAACCAACAACAAAGGTAACAGTATGAGTGATATAAGATGTTTTACATTTAAAACACACCAAACTATTATTGGTGAAGTAGTGAGTCAAGGTGATGTGGGTTTTTCAATTAAAAATCCAGTTCAAGTAATTTCTGTGCCACCACGTTCAGCAAATGATCCTGGTGGTGTTGGATTTGCTCCTTATCTTGCTTTCGTTGAAGAGTTTGATAAAGGCATTGCTTTGAAATGGACAGATATTCTCACAAACAATACACCTGTTCCTGATCTATTGGAACAATATCGTAGAATGTTTAGCCGTATTGAACTAGCACCAGCAGGACTAAAACTTTAATGTCAAAATACTATACAAACGTATGTGTTCACAGTAATCATATATTGTTTCGTGGTGTAACAAACGGTCGGAGAGTAAAGAGCAAAGTCAAATACTCTCCGACTTTGTTTTTACAGTCTAACAAACAATCACAATGGCGTTCATTGTTTAACGACCCATTGGAACCTATGAAATTTGAAACTATTCGGGAGGCACGTGATTTTGTCAAACGTTATGAAGAAGTTGCAAACTTTAAAATCTATGGTAATACACGCTATGAATACGCATTCATTGCTGACACTTTTAGAGGCGTTATTGATTGGGACATTTCTCAGTTACATGTTGCTTTCATAGACATTGAGGTTGGTTCAGAGAATGGCTTTCCTAATCCATATAAAGCAACTGAACCTATCACTGCAATTGGTATTCACAGACTGGGTGGTAAAACTAAAGTCTATGGATGTGGATCATATCGCAACAATGATGAGAATGTAGATTATGTTACTTGCAAAGATGAAATCGACTTGTGTGAACGTTTCCTTGCTGATTGGACAAGCGATCACCCTGACGTTGTTACTGGTTGGAATATCAAGTTCTTTGATGTACCTTACCTTGTCAATCGTATTACACGTATACTTGGCGAAGATGACGTAAAGAAAATGTCACCTTGGGAAATAATCTCTCAACGTGACACCGTGTTCAAAGGCAAAGAACAAACAGTTTATGATATTGTGGGTGTGTCTGCACTTGACTATCTTGAATTGTATCAGTGGTATGCGCCCGGTGGCAGAAACATTGAAAACTATCGTCTTGATACGGTCGCAAACGTAGAACTTGGTGAAAGCAAGTTGTCATATGATGAGTATGACAGCCTTCATCAATTATACAAACTTGACTATCAAAAGTTCATTGACTATAACATCAAAGATGTAAAACTGGTTCTGAGACTTGAAGATAAGTTGAAGTTGATTGAACTAGCACTGACTCTTGCGTATGATACCAAGACAAATTATGATGATGTTTTTGCACAGACAAGAATGTGGGACGCACTGATCTACAACTATCTGCTAGAAAGAAATGTTGTTGTACCTCCACGCCGTATTGCGAAAAAGAATGAAGCGTTTGAGGGTGCATATGTCAAAGAGCCACAGATTGGTATGCACGATTGGGTTGCATCATTTGACTTGAACAGTCTGTATCCACATTTGATTATGCAATACAATATTTCGCCAGAAACACTTGTTGAGACACGTGATTATACTGATGAAATGCGTGATCTTGCAGTGAAAGCATCCGTTGAAAGTTTACTGAATAAAGAACTAAACACTAGTAAACTTGAAAAGGTCACAATCACACCAAATGGACAGTTCTTCCGCACAGACAAGCAAGGCTTTCTGCCAGCCATGATGGTCGATATGTATGAAGATCGTAAGAAGTTCAAGAAGTTGATGATTCAATCACAGAAAGATTACGAAAAAGAAACAAATGAATCTAAAAGAAAAGAAATTGAAAAGCTGATTGCAAGATATAACAATCTTCAACTTGCCAAGAAAGTTTCACTAAACTCAGCCTACGGCGCAATGGGCTCTCAGTATTTCAGGTTTTATGATTTGCGTCAAGCACTTGCTATTACTCAAGCTGGTCAATTATCCATTCGTTGGATTGAAAACAAACTCAACGAATATTTGAATAAAATCCTAAAATCTAATACTGACTATGTTATTGCTTCGGATACAGATTCTATCTATCTCAATCTTGGTCCATTGGTTAATTCTGTGTATGAGAAAAAACCATCAACTGAGAAAGTTATCGCCTTCATGGACAAAATCTGTGAGGAGAAGATTCAACCATATATCGATCAGAGTTATCAGGAACTTGCTGAATATGTTCATGCGTTCGACCAAAAAATGCAAATGAAACGTGAAGGCTTGTCCGATAAAGGTATCTGGACTGCAAAGAAACGATATATTCTGAATGTGTATAACAATGAAGGTGTTCAGTATGCCAAGCCAAAACTCAAAGTCATGGGTCTTGAAATGGTCAAGTCATCAACACCTACTGTTGTACGTGACAAGATGTATGAATTGGTAGATTTGGTTGTAAACACAGATGAACAAACCGTTCAAAAGTTTATTGCCGATTTCAAACAAGAGTTTATGAAACTACCTGTTGAAGATATATCTTTTCCACGTGGACTCAATGGTTTGAAAGATTATTCTGATTCCAAAACAATATATAAAAAGGGAACACCTATTCATGTCAAGGGTGCTATACTTTACAATCACTTCCTAAAAGAGTATAATATAACTAATAAGTATCCTCTTTTGCAAGAAGGTGAGAAACTAAAGTTTACCTATCTAAAAACGCCAAATCATTTCAAAGATACAGTAATCTCATTTCCAATGAGATTGCCTAAAGAGTTTGATTTGCAGCCCTTTATTGATTATGAAACACAATTTGAAAAGACTTTCATTGATCCAATTCAAATCATTCTAACATGCATTGGTTGGAACACTGAGAAAAAATCTACACTAGAAGATTTCTTCGGATGATACATGTAATATTGCCATTTTTGACTGCCATTGCTTTATCGGGTATTGCTGCATATTACTCGGTGATTGGTCTTGCACAGATATTTCCAGGTTCATACTGGCCCATCATCATCATGGGTTCTGTGCTTGAAGCAGCAAAATTGGTAACTGTATCGTGGGTATATAATCATTGGAAGTCAACATTCTCTGCACTCAAACTTTATTTTCTCATTGCTGTAGTGCTGTTGATGGGCATCACTTCAATGGGAATCTTTGGTTATCTTTCAAAGGCACACATTGAACATTCAAGCACTGTAGCACCACAAGTAGCAAAGGTAGAAATCTATGAGGAAAAGATCAAAGTTATTCAATCGCAGATTGAGAGGAACAACAAGAATCTTAGTCAGTATGATGAGGCTGTCGATCAAGTTATGGTCAGGTCGAAGGATGAGAAAGGTGCCGAAAAGGCGAACCAAATACGTAAAGCCCAACAGAAAGACCGTGAGAGAATCATTGCAGAGACTAAGAGGCTACAAAAAGAGATACAGTTACTCACGGAAGAAAAACTTCCTCTATCCTTGGAAGTTCGCAAGGCTGAGTCGGATTTGGGGCCTATAAAATATGTTGCTGAAGTTGTATATGGCACACATGATCGTGACTTGATTGATAAAGCAGTTCGTTTGGTAATCTTTGTCATCATTGTGGTATTTGATCCGTTGGCAGTATTGTTGTTGATAGCAGCCAATCAAACATACCGCAGAATCAAAGAAGAGAAAGATGAACCTGAGCCAGTCAAAAAGGTAGCAAAGAAGAAAAAGATTGACACACCACCAACAAATAGTTTAGAATCATTCTTTAGTGATGATAAACACACAGTAATACCAAAAGACAAAATCGCAAATATTGGAGAAATTGATGAGCGTACTTGATAAACTGAAGAAAGCATCAACGATCAAAGAAACATCGGTGCTTTCTAAATCTAAGTTCTTTACAGAGAAAGACATGATTCAAACTGATGTGCCAATTGTGAATGTGGCACTATCAGGCAATCTTGATGGTGGTCTGACACCAGGATTGACGATGTTTGCGGGTCCATCGAAACACTTCAAAACCGCCTTTGCACTTTTGATGGCAAAATCATACATGAACAAGTATGATGATGCAGTTGTTTTGTTTTATGATTCAGAGTTTGGCACACCACAATCATACTTTGATGCTTTTGGTATTGATACTGAGCGTGTTCTACATACACCTATCACAGATGTTGAACAATTGAAACATGATATCATGAATCAATTACAGAACATTGAAAAGACTGATAAAGTAATTATCATTCTTGACTCTATTGGTAATCTTGCATCAAAGAAAGAAGTTGAAGATTCAATTGAAGGCAAATCTGTTGCTGATATGAGCCGAGCAAAACAGATGAAGTCTTTGTTTCGTATGGTGACGCCACATCTGACAATCAAAGATATTCCTATGGTTGTTGTCAATCACACATACAAAGAGATTGGTTTGTATCCTAAAGATATTGTTGGTGGTGGCACAGGCTCATATTATTCAGCAGATACAATCTGGATTCTAGGTCGTCAACAAGACAAAGATGGTACAGAGATTGTCGGCTACAACTTCATCATCAATGTAGAAAAGAGTAGATATGTCAGAGAAAAATCCAAAATACCTGTTACTGTATCTTTTGACGGTGGTATCAACAAGTGGTCTGGTTTATTGGATATTGCACTCGAAGGCAATTTCGTCACTAAGCCAAGCAATGGTTGGTATGCCAAAGTAGATCAAGAAACTGGTGAAGTTCTTGAAAAGAAACGCTTTGCTGATACACAGACAGAAGAATTCTGGAAAGATATTCTTGCTGATGAACGTTTCAAAGAGTTTGTAAGGAAAAAATATGAAATCACTTATAGCAGCATTATGGGACAAGATGTCGTTCAGGAAGAAGAAGTTGAAATATCAGATTAACGAAGATTTTCAATTTCTTCCATCTGATGATGACAAGATAACTGGCATCGGCATACTCAAAGGAAAGTATGCTGGTGTTCTTTATCATTATGGCAAAGCAAGAGTGATAGAAGAGGGTGATTTTGCAAGATTAACTTTTGACTATACTATCATTCACACACCCACATTCACCGTTCATGAGTTGCAAACTGATGAAGAATTTCATACAATGATAGGTGATATACTAACTGAAATACTCATGGAACAATCCGATGAAAAGACTCGAAACAATTATTCTGAAGAACTTGATATTTAATGAAGAATATGCACGAAAAATTATTCCGTTTCTGAAAAACGAATACTTCTCAGATACCACAGAGAAAAATCTTTTTGAGGAAATTAATAGTCACATCCACCAATTCAAACATCTTCCAACATACGAATCACTTGTAATAAACTTTACTGAATCACGTAAACTGACAGAAGAGCAGGTCAGAAATGCTGTTGAAATGATTCGTGAAATCAACGCAGACAAAAATGATCCAACTGACGTAGACTGGCTCATCAAGCAAACTGAAAAGTTTTGCCAAGACAAAGCAATCTACAATGCCATCATGAAGTCTGTTAAGATTCTTGATGAAAGAGAAAACAAAGAAGATAAGGGTGTAATTCCAAAGTTGTTGAGTGATGCACTTGGTGTGTCATTTGACAGGTCTGTCGGTCATGATTATATTGATGACTCAGACAACCGATTTGAATTCTATCATCGTCACGAAACAAAGATACCATTTGATCTTGACCTATTCAACAAGATTACAAAAGGCGGTCTGCCAAAGAAAACACTAAACATTGCACTTGCTGGTACTGGTGTTGGTAAGTCACTGTTCATGTGTCATGTTGCCGGTTCTTGTCTTGCACAAGGTCTGAATGTGTTGTACATCACGATGGAAATGGCAGAAGAACGAATTGCCGAACGTATTGATGCCAATCTATTGAATATTGATATTGCAGACTTGAACTCTATCAGTAAACAAGACTATGATCGAAAGTTCTCCGCACTCAAAGTAAAGACGCATGGTAAACTGATCATCAAAGAATATCCAACAGCAGCAGCATCAGCACTCCACTTCAGAGCATTGTTAAACGAATTGCAACTAAAGAAAAGTTTTAAACCTGACATCATCTTTATTGACTATCTTAACATTTGTGCAAGTGCCAGAATCAAGCCTGGTGCTAACGTAAATAGTTATTCTTATATTAAGGCTATTGCAGAAGAACTGAGGGGTCTGGCCGTTGAGTTTGATGTACCGATAGTATCTGCCACTCAGACTACCCGAAGCGGC